GAATAGTTTCAAACGCATCTATAATTTGGTCTTGTACTGGCTTCACTACCATGTTTTCAAATAGCACTTGTGCGTTGCGTAATTCATCAGCGTTTGAACTAAAACCATTTGCCGAACCTAAACCGAAAAGAAGTGGCGAAGTAACGTTATGCGCTAACATAATTTTTTTAACGCACTCCTCACTTAAGTAAGTGTAATGTTCAGGAGCATCGTTTAACGGTAAATCGTCTACCGTTGTTTTACTTTCTTGGTTATTATTAAAAGCTACAATAACTTTTTGTCCTCTCGAACCCGTTAACTGGCTTAACACCTTGCTTTTAATTATACTTTGTTGTTCTTCAGTAGGAACGCCGTTATTGAAGTTTACTACTTTCGTTCCCGAAAAGCCGTTCTGAACTTCGTTAATTAAATAATCAGCTATTTCTTCTTCTAACTTTGCATACGGTAAACCACCTTGATAATCAGGCAAAGCGTAGTATTTCATTCCAACCGCATACGGCTTAGAATAAAGTATTTCTATTTGTTCGTTTGAATATCCGAAAGCGGGAATTCTTTTAGGAGCGTATTTTTTTACGTCCATCCAATTATCCGAATAATAATAACCTTCTATTTCGCCGTCTTTATTGCACTTTTCAGCACGTAATAAATTCACGGGTATATGATAAGCCTTTAAAATTCTTTTGTGGTCTTGTGAATAATGTATTTGCATAGCAAACTGTCCGAACATTTTTCTGTCAAGTACAATTTTACGAATACAATCAGCATTAAATAAAGCCATCATTTGAGCGTACTCATTAGGCTTTTTACTTGCATCTAAAGCACTTAAGCCACGACCGTAAATTAAACGGCTTACATTGTTTATTACGCTTGAATTAGTAGTTGAATTAACGTATCTATCTATAATAAATTGAAAGTAGTTATTATCTACTCCGAATTCAACCCAAGCATCTCGTTTTGACTCTTGAATTACGGGCGTTGTATAGGAACTTAATTCTAAAACGTGTATATTATTCATAAACTATAAATGTGTTTGAAGTACTATTCGCAGTATATTGTCCGTTATTTACGGAAAAGTTTACTATACTTTGATCAGTACAAAATATCCTATCCTTATAAACTACGACCGCACCGTTTACAATTACTAAATCGTAAAAGTGATTTTCTTCTAAATTAAAAGTAGCTTGCAACGTGTCGTAATATTCTCCATTCGTGTAAGTGTAACCCGTAATTTGTACCGTTTCATTCGTTTGATCGTCCGTAATGGCTACGTAATTAAAAGACGAACTACGTGGTATAAACACAATTGTTTGAGCGCTTGTCGAAGTAGTTAGAATAATCATATATTATAAACGTCAAAAGTACGAATTTGTCCTTAAACAAAAAACACCTACCGAAGTAAGTGTCTTTTGCGCAAGTATATAGAAGAAAAGAATTAAGAAGTTATAATGCTTGCATCAGTGCCAGCGCCATCTTCAAATAGAATTTTTAAAGCAGCTTCAGTAGTAACGTTTAAGAAATTGGCCGGGCTTACCTCCATGGCTTCAAAAGTCAAATTATAACCGTTAAAGTCACCCAAGGCACTACCGCTTGACACAGTTCCCGCAGTAACATCAGCACCTTGTGTTAAGCCCATTAAAAAGAATTGATCGGTCATTGTTCTAACAACAATTCTCGGTCTACCATAAGCCAATAGTTTAACGTTTTTATGCGTTGTAGCGTCTTGTCTTTTTAATTGAATAGTAAGTGTTTGTTGAAAAAATGTAGTACCGTTTTCTCTACTTGAATTAATTGTAGTTTCAAAGCTATTAGCACCTTTCAATTCGTATTTATACATAGGTAAAGCACCAACTGCAACTGGCGTCCAGTCGCTTATGTTGTCAGTACCCGCAACGTATGTAACCGCAGAAGGGTCTAAGTCGTCGTAGTTTATAAAGTATATCGCTTTCAATCCTGAAACCGAGTCCTTGCATTGTTCAATGCGTCCGTTTGCTATATCACAACTCATGTTATTTAGTTTTTTATGTTTAACAAAAAAGGCGGCGTTTATTGCACCGCCTTATTTTAGTTTATGTTATTTTAGTTAGCGCTATTTGTAATACCGTAAGTAACTACATCTGAAGCAAAACCGTATTTCGCATCCGCAGTAAATCTCATTACTACACGTACATTTTGACTTCCGTCGATATCACTTAAATCAATAACTTTGCACTCATTCATCTCATTCATCAAACCAGTCGCAAAGAACAAGTTTGAAGTTTGAGACAGTAAAGCCGTGTTTGAAGCAAGTCCGTTAGCTAAGAATATTTTAACACCGTCGAAATACAAGTCATTCAATACTTGGTTGTTTCCTTTGTTGTCGTAACCGTTAGCTCCTACTCCTGAAGCAGCGAAGCCACCTAAAGCACGAACATACGCTCTATAAATGTTATTTGAAACATAAAGAGTTAAATCTTCTTTACCGTACAAAGCAGCTGGTAAAGCATCAACGATAGAACCTAATTGAGCAACAACGTTAGTAGCGTCAACAGTAGTACCAGCAATTTCTTGAGCAGCTGGCAAAGAAGCATCAGTAGTTAATTGTGTCATGATACCAGCGAACTGTCCAGCAGTTGCGTTAACACCTCTCCAGATAGAAGTTTCCATTCCAGCAGCAACTTTTTCAGCAGCGTGTGCAATTAAGAAATCAGCGAATGATTTAGGCAAAACATCGAATGCAGAATAACCCATTTGAATTGCATCCCAGTCTTGTCTGAAATCACTTTTACACAATTGTAAGTTAACTTGAAAAGATTCAGGTTGTAGAATTCTTTCAGTTAAAGTTACTGTAGAAGTAGGATCGAAATCACAAGTTGCGTTTTTAATAATGTCATCAGTTGCAACTCTTTTAATTACTTGTTTGTACTTAACGTTAGGCATGATAGTAATACCGCCTTTCTCCAAGGTTGGAGCGCTTAATAAAGCAGCAGCAATATATTTTCCAGCGAACTCACCAGCATACGTAGTAGTAATGCTTTGAGTAGTTGATAGGTTAATTTTTTCCATTTTTATTTAGTTTTTTATTTTATTTATACTACGGTTAAAGTAATTGCACCAGCAGAAGTACCAAGTCCGAAAACATACCAGTTTGTTCCGTCACCTACTAATTCAACGAAATCTCCGATTGTGTCAGCAGAAGCAGAAAACGTAATTGTGTTTTCATCGGCACCCGGTACGTTAGTACTGTTTACGATAACACCGCCTTGAATTTTGCTTGTAGCCGCTTTAATAGTCCAAGCAGTTGTTGCAAATAATGCACCTACTACGAACTTGTAAGATTGTCCAGCGCCATCAGCAACGGCTGGTAGTGTAATTTGCGCTCCAGCAGCAGCGTTTAAGATAAATACTTTTCCGCTATCTTCAGCAGTTAAAGTTGTTGCACCTGTCAATGTTTCAATTACACCTACTTGACGTAAAGGATCATTTGAGATACTTGTAAATGTTGTACTCATTTTTTATTGTTTTTTAAATTATTACTTATTTAGTTTGTTTAAAACTGAATCCATTATTGTGCGTGGTCTTTTAGACGCAAATTTTATAGACTCAACTTTGTTTTCGTTTTCAGGGTTAAAAGAAATTGGTTTAACTTCTTCGTCTTTTGATAGTTCAACTTCTTTGTCTTCGTTCAATTTGCTTAATTCAGCTTTTAAAGTTTCGTTCTCTTTTTTCAACGCTTCAATTTCAGAAAAGAAACTTTCTTTGATTGTGCTTTCAACTACTTTTTTAGGAGCGCTTTTAGCCGTTTCCATTTCTTGTTCTTTTTTCGCTTCTTCTTCGATAGGTTGTTCAACTTCTACTTCTTCTTCTTCTTCAACCTTTTCTTTAATTTCGGAAATAATTCCTTCTTCAACTACGATTAGCATACGCCCGTCTTCCATTTCGTATTCTCCTACTGGCACGGGTATTTTTTGTTCGTCTTCCGTTACTACGAAAATTTCGTTACCAGCTTCAAACATATCAGCTTCAATAACTGTTACGCCATCCATTAGTTTCATTTGTTCAAGTTTTACTTCCATTCCAAGTAAAGTTTTGATTTGATTGATTAGGCTATTTTTCATTTTTATTTATTTTAAAATAATTTACTTTTAAATTGATTTATATCTTTTATAGATAATTCAGAATCTTTAATTTGTGTTTCGTAATATTTATATAACGCATCTATATTATTCGGTAGTTGAACACCTAAATCTTGAGCCATTAAACGCGCTTTGTCTATATTTTCAAGTACTATTTTAGAATCTTTTATAGCATTTGCAAAAAACGTATTTGAACTATCTAAAACAGAAGCGGCTTTTTTTAATTCATTTATTGCTTTGTCATGTGAATTATTAGCAGCTACTTGTAATTTTTTTACTTCGTCAACTAAACCTAATTCAACTTCGTGCGAAGCCAATTGTGTTTCCTCTTTGAATAGTTTTCCGAAAACTGTTTTTAGTGTATTCATAACTTATTAACTTTTAAAATTTTTACTTGTTCCTTTTTTAGCCGTTTTGCCGTGCTATCGTGCGTACTCCATTGTTATCTGTTACCGTTACATTTTGCGGCGTTACGCTCGCTGTTTTACCTATCCCTTGCGCTTCTAAACTACCGTCACAACAATCTTTGTGATATTTTCCGTCTTTACATAGGCATCCACGTTTACCACCACGGGGACTTACTTTACTTGCTGTTCTCATATTTACTTATTAAATCTTTTAATTT